TAAGCAATTACGTAGAAGTTGTGTGGTCAACACCATCAACTGATGTATCTCTTGACTATACAGCTCCACTTACATTGCCAACCCGACCAGCTAGCCCGTCATCCATCGTCAATATTCTGAGGGTCGCGTAATGATTGAGCAGCTCATCGCCCGCGTCTTCCACACGCGCAACATCAGTCATTGGTCACACTGGCGAGCCACTGGCACTGGAAGCTATGCTAAGCATCAGGCTTTAGGAAGTTTCTATGATGATGTTATCGAATCCCTAGATGAACTAGTCGAGGCTTATCAGGGCGCTTACGATCTTGTCGGCAATATTCCTGCACCAGACAGTGAAGCGAAAGATGTACTAGGTATATTGCAGGATGATGCTGCGTGGATCGAAGAAAATCATGAAGGCATCTGTAAGGGCAATAGAGCAATTGCGAACTTGATTGATGCCATTTCGGCTGTATACCTGTCCACTATCTACAAACTTAGAAACCTGAAGTAAGGGATGCGGCAGTGCCTGATTATCAAGTCTTATTTAACATAGCGGTAGGGATAGCGGCGTTTATGGGCGGCTGGGTCGTGAACAATATTTCTGGTGCCATCAATCGCCTAGATGAAGATGTCAGGAATATGCCGCATCACTATGTTAGTCGTGAAGACTATAAGAGTGATATCAGCGAGGTCAAAGGTATGTTAAGTAAGATCTTTGATAAACTAGACGGGAAGGCTGATAAATGAGCGGGTACCGATTAGGATTTCGTTCTCGGCAGAAGCTTGAGGGCGTGCATCCGAAACTCATTAAAGTCGTAGAGCGGGCCATTGAGATCACGAAGCAGGACTTCATGGTAACTTGTGGCGTTCGCACTAAGGCTGAGCAACAGGCTCTGTATGATCAGGGCCGCAAGACTGCTGGACCGATTGTCACTTGGACGATGAACAGCCGACATCTACCCGCTGCTGATGGACTCGGTCATGCGGTTGACCTTGTTCCATTCCCAGTTGACTGGAATGATCTGAAGAAGTTTGATGCGATTGCTGATGCTATGTTGGCTGCAGCTAAGGAATTGAAGATCAATCTGCGCTACGGCGGCGATTGGGATGGTGATGGTAAGCGTCGTGAAGTCCGTGAATCTGACAGCCCTCACTTTGAGTTGGCTGCAGAAACTGCCGCGCCAAAGAAAGGTAAGTAACATGGGTATTCTCAAGGGTTATCGTACATACATCGCAGCAGGTCTGGCAATCCTGACCGCTGCTGCCGGCTACCTCACCGGTGAACTCGACCTGATGGCCGCGCTCACCGCTGCATTCAATGCTGCCGCGCTTGCTTATCTGCGGGCCAGCGAGAAGTAATGCTCACCTTCCTGACGACCCTCTTCAAGGTTATCTCTGAATGGCTCAAGGGCCGCAATCAGGATAAGTTAATTGAAGCTGGCCGTCAGGAAGTTATTGCAGAAGTGAAGGAAGCGGTCGATGAGCAGGTGGAAAAAGCTGAAGCTGTTATCGCTGTTGTTGATCCCGTTTTTGATCAGCGCATGCGTTCACGATTCGACGCCGCCGCCCGTGGTGAATAGCTATTGTGCGATTGCTAAGCCTATTTCATACGACAGCCGGATCGACAGTAAGACCACGGTTGCCAGCATAGAACTGCATAACCGGCAATTTGTTTGCCTTTGCGAAGATGACTGTCCTAACGCTGGAAAATGATGTAGGGTAAACTATGGCAACCGCGATGACATACAATAGCCTGCTTAACGACCTTCGCGTTTACCTCGAACGCGGGGCTACGCTGGCTACCGATCCTACCGTATATCTACAGTTGCCAAGCATCATTGGATTAGCTGAGCGCCGCCTTGCACGCGAACTGAAGATTCAAGGTACAGTGAATGTTGTCACGTCAGCTATGGTCGCAGGTCAGGCTGCGTATGCGAAGCCGGATCGTTGGCGTGAGACGGTCAGCATGTTCATCGGCACTGGCACTGGCAACAACGTTCGTAAGGAAGTGTTTCCACGTTCATATGAATATATGCGTTCGTACTGGCCTGATCCAACGGTGACGGGTGAGCCTCGCTTCTATGCCGATTACGACTATAGCAACTGGCTCATCTCGCCCACGCCGTCATCTGCATATCCATATGAAATTCTGTACTATGAATTGCCGGCACTGTTGGATGATACGAATCAGACGAACTGGTTCACTGAGTATGCGCCGAACGCCTTGCTGTACGCATGCCTTATGGAAGCAGCACCGTTCCTGAAGAACGAAGAAATTATCCCGATCTGGGAAGGTTATTACAATCGCGCAGTCGCTGCATTGAACGGTGAAGATATCCGTCAGGTTGTTGATCGCGGCATCATTCGGCGGGAGGATTAATCCGTGACGTTTACTCAGACCTTTGGCGGCAGCAACATCTACCCGGCTGATGTCAGCTATCGGGCGGTAAGCCTTACTGCGGACATTCCCCTCTCTTGGCCGACTGAGTTGGCAACAAACACCAGTGTTGTGTCGCAGATCATGGATGTGACGGCAACCGCCGGACCTTGGCAGTTGCAGCTCCCACCTGCGAATCAGGCCAGTGTTGGTGAGACATCGTTAATCGTAAACGTCGGATCGAATGCGTTCACCGTGACCGACACGAGCGGCAACACGATTGTCAGTATCGCAGCCGGCTTGGCGTATCAGGTCTATATGACTGATAACTCCACCCTCGATGGCGTATGGCGCGTCACGCAGTATGGCGCTGGCACATCTTCAGCGTCCGCTGGCTCACTGATTGGTGCCGGTATCAAGGCTATCAATACCACCCTTAACCAGTCGATGTCAGTCACAACCATCAGCAGCGACTACACCATTGGTGACGCTGATAGGTCTGAGGCATTCGTCTGGACTGGTGGCGCCGGCGTGCTAACACTCCCGTCGGCATCGACTGTAGGTAATGACTGGTTCTGTCATGTGCGCAACAGCGGCCTTGGCGCGGTATCCATTGCCACGCAGGGTGGCCAGACCATTAACGGCGATGCATCACTGCTATTTAATCCCGGTGATAGCGCCATCGTGATGACTGACGGTATATCATATTATACAATCGGATTTGGTCAGTCTGCGAAGTTTGTTTTCGATTACGTGTCGATTGATCTCACAAGTCAGGCTTCACCATACACGCTGAGCGGGTCTAACCTGAACCGCATCTCGTACAACTTCAGCGGCACGCTTACTGCGGATATGGTTGTAATCGTTCCAGCCACAGTGCAGCACCAAGAGATTGTCCTTGGACCAAGCCGCCAGCCGTGTTTGCTAGGCCGTAACCGATACCTTTACCAGCGGCGGCACTAAGTCCAGTAGCACCTGAAATTGCAGGAGCAATGCCGCTACCAATACCAGCGGTAAGACCTGATAGAGCCGCGCCCTTGGCGATACTCCCGATACTGCGCCCCTGTAGCGCACCAGATAGAGCTGACCCGCCTGCAGCACCAAGGCCAGCCGCCAGCGCTGCCGACATGCCGCCAGTCAACGGCATCAACGCAGCGCCGAGTACTGGCAGCGCAATATCAGCCAGCGTGCCGAGCAATCCCTGCTTGGCCTTCTTATCCTGCGCACCGAGCGTCCAAGATTGTCCATCACCGGAAGTCTCGATCTTCCAGTTTGCTTTCTTACCCTGCTCCTGAGAAAGTTGCCGTCCAATCTGAGCTGCCTGTACTGCACCAGCAATACCAGAACCTTCGTAATAAACCTCACCAGTGGCGCGATTGATAATTCGCACATTCTGATTAGGAGCTACAGTGAATGTGCCAGCATCACGCCCTTTGTTCGTCTTCATCTGAAAGCTGAACGGCATATTCTCCATGCCGGGATATACAGTCTCAGTGGAGCCAAGACCTTTGCGGAACATCGCCGCCTCAGTCGGCTGATCACTACCAGCCTGACCATAGGTGAACGGGTTAAACGCGACTGGCGCAACCTCACGATTCAGTGGCGTATAGCCAACAAGACCAGTAGCCTTTGCCAGACTCGCCTGAGAGGGATCTAGCCCTGCTAACTGATCATATGTAATCGTCGGCATATTACGAACCCTGACCTAGCGCCTGATTGAAACGCATCACCCACTCCCGCCAATCGGAGAACTGATATGGGTTAGGCGCACCAACAGATGCAATTCCGTTGAATGACAATAACCCAGATGCCCAGTTTTGCCAATCATCTTCGTTACTAGCGATCTCTATTTGCCCATATTGTTCCAGATCGGGCAGCGACCATTGCGCCCAATCGACAAACGTAGGTGCTATGCGCGGATCTATGCTCATTAACTCTGGAACCTGCCATCGCCAAGTTCAATGTGTCCGATGACCTGACCCATTTGATAGCTGCCTCCGACCGTATTGCTTTCAAAGCGGAAGCGGAGTTCACGGCGCTGTTCCTTGAAGAACACAGGCTGTTGCTCTGGCGTACTGGCCACAGCCGGGAATGTTCGGATCTCGCTATAAATTTCAGGCGAACGGGCGTTCATGCGGCCAATGATCTGTACTGTCATATCTCCGGTCTGCACGAAGTCAGGTTCAATCATATCACACCGGACTGCGCGGTTCTTCGGCTGGTCAGCGATTAACATAGAAATATCACCAGTCTCGAAATTACTACGGATCGAATTGATAAACGTGCCGTCGATTTCATCCGTGCCGTATTCATGGCGCCAGATCTTATACGCCGTGGCACCGCTATCGGTAATCCTCAGATCGCCAGCCTCAGTAATACGAGCGTCACCTGCCTCAGTAATGCGATAATCTGCAGGCGGAACAGGAACAGTATCAACCCCAGATAAAATGGGAGACTGGAACACCTGTGCATAAATGCCGGCAGAGCGACCGCCATTTGGCAGCGCAGTGTCGTACCATGTATTTTCACGCAGGTTATAGATGATCGCGTGATTGCATTCAGTCGAATCCCCGCGTGGATAACACCACCAGATTTCACCAAAGCGTGGAACCTTATAGGCGAATATCTTATGAACGTGATTCTGGTTTAATCCATCAAAGAAGTGATTGATGTTGAGGTCGTTCGGAACCTCTTTGACCACGCCATTGTACATCAAGAAACGATCAAGGCCAATCCAGAAATAGATCCCATCATATTCGATGATGCTATTAACGGCCAGCACTGACGATGATGCGGTTACAGTATCGAACGAGAATACATCTTGCCCGCCAGTGTAGCTTGCGCGGATTAGGCTATCCAACGTCCAGAAGATACCTGCCGGCGCCTGCGCACCACCCCTGAGCGGCAGACCTTTAATGATCTTCGATGATGAGATATACGCATCGCCAGCATCGCCGGTTGTAAAGTTGTTAGGATCGTTCGCATCTGACCAGCGGATATATCCATTAGCTCCGAAGACGAACAGATACGGATGCAGCGCAACAATCCCTCCACCATTGGTAGTGACTGGCAGTGGCGATGGAGTGGCTGCGGTATCAATCAGTGGGATCAGTGGATCGCTGTCATAGATGCCGCCGATGTATATAGGGAATGTCGTGGCGTCAGAGATATCCTCTAGCGTACTCGTCGGGCTGGCAACAATCACAGTATCACTACCGGCAGCGTCACGCACCGCATCGAACTGCCATGTGATATTACTTGAGCCAACATAGCCTGCCGGTGTCCGGTCAGTCGTCGCGCTGGTATTGCCGTTGCTGTCAATGGTGAATGAGCCAACGCCATCAGCATAACCGATGTGCGTATAGACAAAGTTGTTCAGCGCCTGCGTGTAAAACTGCCGCACAATACCAGTAGCGTTGTTGCTGATCTGCCGATACCCACCCATCTTCCTTGGCAGGCCGCGCTGGAAACGCACCCATTGACCATCAACGTAATAGTCACCTTCGAACATGGTGCCATCACGCTTAATGCCAGCCTTGGATCTGATCGTGATCGGAATCAGCATTCGGTTTACCTTTACTCGCTACTGTTCAGTCGCCGCTGGATATCCTGCGCGTAAAGCAACTGACTTACTTCATTAGCCTTCACCATCTCATTGCGGAAACTCTCAACTGCTGCACCAGTCTGGCGCTGCTGATGACTGTTTTCAATCGTCAGGATTGGCATCCATGTTACGGCACACCCCCACTCGTCAATCTCTTCGCCCGTCTGTGGGTGCTTACCCCGCACCTGCATCATCCACGAGCATTTAAGCCCGATGCAGTCTTTTTTAATAAGTGGGCAAAACTTACCGGCCTCGATCTTCATGGTCAGTCTTTCACTGCGATGATGGTATCAACGTACTGCACTGCAAGATCGATGGCGGTTCCTGTAAACCCGTGAGTGTGGGTTGACCCGGAGCCTGTGAATGACGTGCGCCCTGTATTTGGAGTTGAATACGTAGTACCAAGAAAGTAACTAAAGTTACCACCAGTATCGCGAGAAATATTGAAACTACTAGTACCGGTAGGACTATCCGTTCCGCCTGCACTGTTCACCG